TGTACGTGTAAGCGTACCGAGGGTTCGAATCCCTCACTCTCCGCCAGGCGGGATTGGTATAGTGGTATTATGACAGCCTTCCAAGCTGACGAGACGGGTTCGATTCCCGTATCCCGCTCCAAAATTTTTAATAAGTAAAGAGTTGCCGGCATAGCTCAGTTGGTAGAGCAACTGATTTGTAATCAGTAGGTCCGCGGTTCGAGTCCGTGTGCCGGCACCATTTAGGAGTCGTAGCTCAGTTGGTTAGAGTGCCTGCCTGTCACGCAGGATGTCGCGAGTTCGAGTCTCGTCGATTCCGCCACTATGTCCCGTTCGTCTAGTGGCCTAGGACTTCGCCCTTTCACGGCGGCAACACCGGTTCGAGTCCGGTACGGGATACCATTTTATAAATAGATTTATGCACTATTCAATTATAGACAACATAGATCTAGAAAGGCTTAAAGCAGAAGTAGATAGTATCGAATATGATACTCAAATCTGCTTACAAGGCATAGACGAGCATATGGATCCTTTTCTTGCAATAGGTACAGAAGGATCTAAAAATAGTTGGGAAAGAAAACAAAACCATAATCATATGCCGATTGATTTTGTTGAACCTCTATTTAAACTTCCTTACTTAAATGAAATAATGAAAAAACATAGGATGTTTTATTCACGTCTTATGTCAGTGAAACCTAAAAGTTGTTATTCTTATCATAGAGATCGTTGTAAAAGAATACACATACCTTTAGTAACCAACGAAGATGCTTGGTTTGTTGTAGAAAAAGAAATTTTTCATTTACCAGCAGACGGAAGCGTATATCTTGTAGATACTACAAAAATGCACACAGTAGTAAATACTAGTAGTGAGAAAAGAATTCACTTTGTAGGCCAAGTATGGCATCTTTAATGAAAGGCGGTAAATGCTTGATGTTTTCAATAGCAATAAAAAATTGCCACATGTCGTATTCATACACGGCGCCAATGCTACGAGCAGAAGTTTTGGTTTTATAAAACGCTTTTGCGATATAAAAGATTACACAAATCTTTCATATCAAAGTTCAGACGGGTTCAAACATAATCTAGCCGCAATGCGTGAAGATTTAAACGGCAAGAAAGACCTGTTTATTGTAGCCCACAGTTTAGGCGGAGTGTATGCAACTTATTTACAAAACGAATTTACTGTAAGAGAAGTTATCAGTATCTCTACTCCTTTTAGAGGAAGTAGAACTGCTGACTGGGCTAGAATGTTTATACCTATGTATAGTCTTTTTCATGATGTAGGAATAAGAAGCACACCTATTGTTGATGCACTTAAGATAGATATTAAAATTCCATGGACACAGATTGTGAGTACTACTGGTAATGTTCCCTGGCACTTTGGAGAAAATGACGGAGTAGTAACATTAAAAAGTATGACCTACAGAAAAGATGTATCCTATGAATATGTTCCGTACAATCATTATGAAGTTTTAATAGCAGATGAAGTTGCTCAAATTGTAAAAAATAGATTGACATCTACACATAAATAAAGTATATTAGTAAAATAATTAACAAGGAATATTGACATGATCAAGACAGTTACAACATATTTTGGTTGGTGCCTACTACTAAAAAGGTGGGGCTCGTCTTGACGTGATATTTAAGTACGTTAGAAAGCCCCAAGCGCAAGCAAGGGGCTTTTTTTATGGAGTAATATATGCAGTATGATGATCCCGGCGAATATTGGCGCTGGATGAAAAATAACTTCCAATAAAATTATGTCGGTGTAGTGTTAGCGGCAGCACGTTGGTCTCCAAAACCAAAAGGCGCGGTTCGAATCCGTGCGCCGATGCCAATTATCCTACAAAATCATAAAATGCAGATTCTTTGCTAATGTAGGTTTTGTAGTTAGGTACGACAGCACAAGTTGCTTCGTGATCAATATAGCCTGACTTTTCAACAGCGTTTAGAACATCTTGCCACGGTTCTCTTATAGCAAGTTTTAACACTAATCTGTAATCTTTAGACATTTCAACAGAATGCATAACACTACCTACGTCAGCTAGACATGCTTCGTAGTATATTTTTTGTCCAGGCATATTCAAAGAAGGCTGTCGGTCATCCATTAGATTAAAATTAATTCCAACAATCCTATCAACATCTATATGGCTATGAAGTTTATGGTTAGGTTGTATGTAACTGTATCTGGGCCAAATATTCATACCTTCTAGCCCAAGATCTTTTATAATAGGATCAGTAAGTTTTTCTATGTTAAACAACAACTGCCAATGTTCGTGCTCGTGCAGTACTTTACCGTCCTTTTTCACTGTGTGATTAACTGCTTTATGACAATTTTCAAAGTAATAATCTCTATGCAGTTTTTTGTTAATTTTATAATTTAAATGACAGAACATACCAATATTTATTGACTTTAATAATGTAATGTTGTACAATAGAAAAATGATAGAGCATAGATTATACAGTATTGAAAAATGGAAAGATGGCAAGAAAACGGAAGATAAACTCTTGCTCTGTCCTCCTCATGATGCTATAATATATACATTAAAAGGCTATGAAGTTTTTGACTTTCACGAATCATTAGGCATGGAACCAGAATATTATGAGAACACAACCAGACAGCATTATTAGATCATTAGAACTACACAACAGTCGTTTAGATAAAGAAGCAATTCTAAAAGCAGCACACGAAGAAGGACTACCAGAGTTCTTTGAAGGTCTTACAATGGCACTAGATCCGCTTGTAACATTTGGTGTTAAGCAGGTAGAAGAACTCGATAGCGAATGGGCAGGACAAGGATGTGAATGGTCAATATTTAAAGAACTTGCAGACAAACTTATTGCAAGAGAACTTACAGGTCATGCGGCACGTGATGCTATCAATCTTGTAAAAAGTTCTTGCACAGTAGAACAGTGGAACGGGTGGTATCGTAGAATCCTTATCAAAGATTTGCGTTGTGGTGTAAGTGAAAAAACTGTTAATAAAGTAGTACCTGGTACTGTACCTGTATTCACTTGCGCTCTTGCACACGATTCAGCCAACCACGAAAAGAAAATGATTGGTAAGAAACAGATTGAAATCAAATTAGACGGTGTTCGAGTTATCACAGTTATCCAAGGCAACAAGGTTGAGATGTTTAGCCGTAACGGGAAACAGTTTCATAATTTTGGGCATATCATTGCAGAAATTGAAAAGGTATTAGAGTATGATCCTGCACCATATGATTTGGTGTTAGATGGTGAAGTTATGAGTGCTAACTTCCAAGACCTTATGAAGCAGGTTCATCGCAAAGACAATGTAAAAGCAAATGATGCTGTACTACATTTGTTTGACTGTATTCCATTAAAAGATTTCCAAAAAGGATTTTGGAACAAGCCACAAAGTGTTCGTAGTCTGCTTGTAGAGTCTTGGGTAAGCAAGCACAAAGCGTTTTTAAAGCACGTACAAGCGTTGGACTGGGAAGAGGTAGATCTAAGCACACCCGAAGGTGAAAAACGCTTTGTAGAGCTTAATAAAGCGGCTATAGACGGTGGTTACGAAGGAGTAATGATCAAAGACGTTGATGCGCCTTATGAGTGCAAGCGTACTCATGCTTGGCTCAAAGCAAAACCATTTATTGAAGTGACATTGGAGGTAATAGATGTCGAAGAAGGAACAGGACGAAACAAAGGACGCTTGGGGGCAATTGTGTGCTCTGGACAAGATGATGGACGAATGGTTACGGTCAATTGCGGTAGCGGGTTTTCAGATGCTGATCGTGATAATTTTTGGAATAGCCGTAGCTCACTTGTTGGGCAACTTGTAGAGGTTAGAGCAGACGCTGTTACACAAAATCAAGACGGCACATACAGTTTGCGTTTTCCACGTTTCAAAACATTTAGAGGATTTGAAGTAGGCGAAAAGTTGTAAATACTTTATGCTTAGGAAATATGTACTACACCAATTTTATTTAGGTGATGTGGAAGATCCAGATTTATATGCTAAAATAGCATTACAAGAGTGGTTAGATAATTCTGCAGGTCAGTTCGATATGGACAAGAGTAATGAAATTGGTTATCGCATAAATTCAACACCACTAGGCACAAGAGTACAGGTTTTAGCAACCATGGAGCCAAAACATTATACTATGTATATGATCAAAAAAACTTGACATTGAGAAGTTTTTTATATATACTAACGAAAATTGTTAATAGGAGACATGAATGGCACTTCCAAAAAGCACTCGTAAGAAAAAAGCAAGAGCACCTGTTCGACGCAAAACTGGACAGCTCTCTTTTAGTTTTGAAGGCTGGGAAGATTGGAGTGGAGAACAATTCCACCGAACTGTAAATTTTGCTCGTTCTGATATTTACAGTGAAATGAAACCTGCAGACATCTTACCAGATGTTTGGCTTTGGATGAAAAACAACGAATACTCTAAAACAGATATTGCCGCTGCCAAGAAAGCTGGCGTAAGCACATCTGTGTCAATTTCCTGTAAGTTAATTAACAGCGGCATGCCAGATTACAATCCTAAACACGACGAATATTGGCAAAGCCTTGCTGGCACAATAGGAGAAGTTAAACCTACTTCTGTTTTTATTAAAAAGCATATAACTGAAGCAATTGAAAAAGGCAAAGTTATTGTAGAGGAAGTTAAAAAGGAAGAAAAAGCCAAAGCTAATGTGTATGTTCCTACTATCCAAGAACGTTTGCTAGAACAAGCCAAAATACAATCAGAAGATATTGACGAATGGCTAGAAGGTTGGACACGAGATCCTAATACATTTGATCCGAAAGGTTTCGATTTTAAGAAGCACTTTAATGAAGCAGGTGTAACACAGGCACATGCTCGTAAAATAAAAGCATTTTACGAAAATGAACTTAATGACTATAACGAACTAGAGCGTATGCCAACAAAAGGACAGTTGGCGAAAATGAGCGAATATGATGCAGATCAATGGGAGCAACTAAAAGAAGGTTATGCTCATATTAAAAAGTCAGATATTAAGAAGTTTCGCACAGCAATAGAAGAATTAATGGCTGCATTAGATTTTGTTATTGACACAGCAAAAGCAACTCGTAAGCCTCGCAAAGCCAAACCTAAGAGTGCTACTAAACTTGTAGAAAAGCTCAAGTTTATGAAGGTAGATCAAAAATACAAGTTAGCAAGTATTGCACCTGATCAAGTTATTGGTGCTTCAGAGCTTTGGGTGTTTAATGTAAAAACACGCAAACTAGGCAAGTATGTTGCACAAAACATAGATCCAACAGGTCAAAGCAGAGGTAATTCAGGACTCAGTGTCAAAGGCACAACTATTATAGGGTTTAATGAACAAGAAAGCATTCAAAAGACCTTACGTAAGCCTGAATTACAATTAAAAGACTTTAAGGATGCTGGTAAAGTAAAACTACGCAAATTTTTAGACGAAATTGCCACTACAGATACTAAATTAAATGGACGTATTAATCTCGACACCGTGCTACTTAAGGTTTCTTGATAAATACTTTCATGAGCACAGAGAATCTACGTAAATCACTTGAAACCATTGGAGACGTCATAGAGCAGATCGCTTCTATGCCTCCGCAAGCACCTGTAATAAATGACAGGTCTATTAGCGGTAATAAACTTAACGGTGGCACATACACTAATTTTAGAAGTGTAGGTATAAAGGATAATGCAACTTATCCAGATAAACCAGTGCTAGTGATTGAAAACGACAAAATTGTAGCACCTGCGTTAGATACATCAACTATAACTAGCCCTTTAACTGTACAAGGAAACTTAAAAGTTGAAGGAGAAATACACGCACGTAAATTGCACGTAGATGAAGTAAGTGCTGATATAAGAAACGAAAGAACAAGTAACCTTGAGTTTAAAGGCGAAAAAGGTTCAGCCGTCGGCAAAGGTTTAATTTGGACTGGCGGTGACGTAACTAGACAATTTACACTACAAGCGGAAAGATTTTTTAGTTCAGAAAGTTTTGACTTAGCAAGAGACAGAACTTACAAGATTGCGAACGAAACTGTTATTTCATCTAGCGAACTAGGTGTAGGTATTATTAAAAGTAATCTGCGTAGAGTAGGCACACTGCAAAATCTTGCTGTAGAAGGCAATCTAAATATTGACAATTATGTGTTCTTTGATTCAGGAAGCCAACGTTTAGGTATTGGTACTGAAGCACCTAATGGGTATGTTAGTGTTAGAAACTTAGAGCATGAATTTGTAATAGATAGTGAAGATGAAAGAACTTTTAAACTAGGTACTTGGACTACTACTGATTTCAACATCATTACTGACGATACTACACGTATTTCTGTTAGTGCTGGCGGAACTGTACAACTTAACAACAAGGTTTTTGTTAATGGCAAACTAGGTGTAGGTGCAAAGAACTTTAGTTCAGACGCAGACATTACTTCAGCAGGTCCAATTAGATTTGATGGTAAAAAAATGCAAGCCGGTACAGAAATACCTACAGACGGCAGCTACGCAGTAGGTGATATTGTATGGAATTCAAATCCACGTCCAACAGGTTATGTTGGTTGGGTTTGCATAAGAACAGGCACACCTGGTGAGTGGAAGCCGTTCGGTCAAATAGCTTCTTAATATATCAACTTAATAAAACATATATCCTTAGTAAATAATTGTCTAAGGAGGCAAACTATGTATGACAAATTTAAAAGGCAAAGTAAATGGTGGAAGTATGCTGCCTGGACAGCACCCTTCATCTCTCTCGCGGCTCTAATAGGCTCAGAACTACTATATTTAAACCAAATTAAAGGCATAATCTCAATGGCCACAGTAATAGTGTTCATAGCCGCATCAGTATTCTGGTGGTGGTGGGCTATGGATAAAATGAATGAACTAATCCATAAATATGTTTCCACAGAAGAAAAGTTTGTTGAAATAAAAGACTATATAAAAGAAACTAAGGATTTACTCGAAGAACATCATGAACGTGATAGGGAATGGAGAGAGCAGAAGTAATATTGACATAGAAAAACTAGATGGTCCTCTTGTAGGTTGCAATGCAATTATGCGAGACTACAAAATGGATTATCTTGTTTGTGTCGATAGGCGCATGGTTCAAGAAGCTATTAATAGAGGTGTAAATAAACACAGTCTAATTTATACACGTGAAGACTGGTTACCACAATTCAAAAACAACAAAAGAATAAGAACTGTTCCAGATTTACCTTATGTAGGCAGTGATCGTTGGGACGATCCCTTCCAATGGGGAAGCGGACCATATGCAGTATTACTAGGTGCAAAATACACTAAGCTAAAAAAAGTTAAACTAATAGGGTTTGACTTATATAGCAAAACACAAAATATCAATAACATATACAAAGACACTCCAAATTATGATAATGCTACTAAAAGACCAGTTGATCCTAGATACTGGATACATCAAATCGGAATGGTGTTTCAATGTTTTCCTAAAGTAAAATTTGAAGTTTATCAAGATAGAAATTGGGAACTGCCAAAAGCCTGGAAATATTCCAATGTTTCTCTTGACACGATAAGTAACATATACTATAATATGTAGTATGTTACAAAGTGGTCTTAAATGCTCATCCCACTATAAAAACTCTGCGCATCAAACTTACTCGACTTATAACATAGGAGGCAAGAGATGGGTAAATTTTATTCTACTAAACATTACGGACACAATATAGGTCTGTCAGCAGTATTTCGTCAGCCTAACGCTGATCATTCACACTGCCATTTACTACACGGTTACAGTTTAGCATTTACATTTACATTTGGGTGTGACGAACTAGATAACAAAAACTGGGCTGTTGATTTTGGAGGATTAAAACCTTTGAAGGCTTGGCTAGAAGATAACTTTGATCACAAGGTAGCAGTGGATAGAAAAGATCCTTGGCTCGTAAAACTACAAGAACTTGAAGAACTAGGACTAGCAGAAATTAGAATTTTTGACGGTGTTGGTGCAGAAAAGTTTGCAGAACACGCATTTAAGTTTGCAGATAAACTTGTACGCGAAGCAACTGACGATCGTTGTTATTGTGTTAAAGTAGAATGTGCAGAACACGGAGCAAATTCAGCAATATACGAAGGCTAGTTAGTTGGCGAAGATTGACAAAACACTTCTAAGCAAAGAAGAAGCAGCCAAAGTTATGGCTGCTAGACGTTTAGAAAAAGAACAAGAAAAGATTAAGCAATCTATTCAGGAAGTATCTGACGAACTTCCTGATAGGTTTATTTTATGTTTGAAACATGGTAAAAAGTATGATGCTTCTTATGTGAATAAATTATACAATGGTGTTAAAAAGCATTGTACTTTAGATTTCAAAATGGTATGTTTGACTGACGACAACAGAGACATACATCCTGATGTTCTTACAATACCTCTACCAGCTGGATTAAATGGCTGGTGGTGCAAGCCTTATATGTTTAGTAAAGATCTTCCTATACAAGGAGAAATACTTTACCTTGATTTAGATGTAGTTATTGCAGGTAACATTGACAAACTTTTTACATTTAGTCCTGGTCACTGGTGCGTTATTAGAGACTTTACAAGAGCTATGCGTCCTAATTGGAAAAAGTATAACAGTTCAGTTGTAAGATTTAAAACAGGACAGTTAGATCATGTTTGGACTGAATACGCTAAAGATCCTAGAGCAATACAAAAAAGATTGTACGGAGATCAAGATTGGCTGTTTGAAGCTACTAGAGAAACACAAGCAATGTTGTATCCAGATAGTTGGGTGCTGAGTTGGAAATGGGAAGTTAGAACTGATAGAATGTTTGAACTAGGCGGTATTAGAGGTAATCGCAAATTTAGGAAAGTAGAGAATGTTACTCCTAGGCCCGAATGTTGTATATGTGTATTTCACGGAGACCCTAATCCGCATAATTGTTCGGATCCCTGGGTGGTTGCAAACTGGAAATAAAGGTGTTATAATAAAGGCATGAATGATACAAAACGTATAGGCTTTGCATGTAAGTACATGCACCCAAACCAAACGCAGAAGAAAAAACTGCTAGAGGAAATTCAACGTCCATTGAACACTCGTAGCACCACTGTACAATGGTTAAATAGACAAACAAAAGATGTTGCAGAACAACGACTGTGGGACATCATGGTGCATAACATTCAATCGTATTACAACTTGATTGAATATGTAGGAGGATTACCTAATGAATTACGAATGGTACGATTGGGCAGTGATGTACTTCCTGTATTCACTGAGCCTACTTGGTGCTATTATTGGAAACTACCTGATGTGGTCGCTTATTGCGAAAAGCATTTCGCAAGGGTTGGCGCCCTCGCAAGGTCGTTGGACGTTAGGCTTAGTATGCATCCTGGCCAGTTTACTGTTTTGGCTAGCGACAACGAAAATATCGTACAACGGAGCATAGAAGAATTTGAATACCACATTAACGTTGCTAGGTGGATGGGTTACGGTCAGAATTGGCAAGACTTCAAGTGTAACATCCACATCTCAGGCAGACAAGGTCCAGCCGGTATCATCAACGTCCTTCCAAGACTGTCTCCAGAAGCACGAAACTGCATTACTATTGAGAACGACGAAATGTCGCACGGCATCGAAGCAAGCCTCGAACTTGAAAAACATGTCGCACTCGTTCTTGACATACACCATCACTGGGTCCGTACAGGAGAATACATTCAGCCCTCCGACGATAGATATTTACGCATAATAGATTCGTGGCGAGGTGTGCGACCTGTGATACATTACAGTTACAGTCGTGATGAACATTTACCCGAAGGCTTTGATCATAACAGTTTGCCTGATATGAATCGCTTACTAGAAGCAGGTCACAAGAAACAAAAACTACGGGCTCACAGTGATTGGTATCCTAATGATTATGCCAACGATTGGGCATTATCATTCCTTGATACTGCTGATATTATGTGCGAAAGCAAATGTAAAAATCTAGCAAGCATTGCACTGTATAAATACTATATGGAGGAAAAATATGAGCTATCTAACTTCAATGTACGGCAAACAGAAGCCGGCCCTGACCCAATCATCATCTGATAAGAATCCTAATCGTGTAACGGGTGGATTAAAAGCACAGGGTGTAGATCGCTTCACTATGGTTGCAGAAGATGGTTCTACAAAAGAAATCCCCACAATTGATTATGTTCGATCACTGGAAGAACAGTCAAAAAAACAGCGAGCAGCTATCGATGTTTTAGAACGAAAGCTGGCTCGCCATCAAAAAACATTAGAAAGTCTCGAAACGTTTATTCGCTCACAGTCTTCTTAGGTCTTCCACGCTTTTTAGGAGCGGTTGATTCAGCCGCTTTTTTAGTTGTTGCTTTTTTAGTTGTTGTCTTTTTAGTGGCAGGCTTTTTCGCCGTGGTCTTTTTAGGTTGAGGTTTAACCTCTTCCTTTACTGGAACTTGTTCAATTTCAGTAGTTCCGCCAAAAAGTTGTTTTAACCAGTTTAACATTTTCTTCTCCTAATAGGAACAATATTTACTAAATACTTTATATAGGAGATAAAAATATGGCAGCAGTATATAAAGGTAGTCTTAAACTAAACAAGATAGACGGACTTAGAGCTGATAAGGTTACATATCAACCTGTAAAATTAAAAGCAAATACAAAACTAAAAGAATCTCCTAGATCAATGAGAACTAGTGATAATTCAAATAGCAGATGGAAAAAAGTAAAATGATACAAAAATGGATTAATGCTCGTATAAAAGAGCGTACAACACTAGATGGTGTTATTTTAGTAGTAGCAGGCGTTTCATTCTTAATTTTCAAACCAATTGCGGCTTTAGCGGCATATGCGGCAATCGCATACGGTGCTTGGACTATTTGGAAGTCTGAGTAATTATAATTTAGAAATATCTAAATCAGAACTAGCAGGTAAATCCCATACCTGCTTTTTTGTGACTCCAACTTTTTGAGCAAATCTTTTACTATCACACTCGTCACATACATGAAAATAATTGTTTGAAATACGCTTAGGATCCATGCTTCCTCTAAGCCGTTCAAACTCTTTATCACAGCTGTCACATCTAAACACACAAACAGTTAAATCACGCTTATAGGCATGTTCCTTACCGGTTTTGCTTAGTCTAGTATGCCGTGTTTGTTTTTTGTATTCCTTTAAAAACATAACTATATTTACATTAAGATTATAAAACGATACGATAAATACTTTTAGCTAGGAGCAATATATGGAAATTTGTAACTTAACCGAAGCAGCACAGGATAGAATTAACGATTTATGTATAGAAAATAAGCAATTTGCAGTTAGTTTAAATTTAAAAGGCGGTGGTTGTGCAGGTTTTGAATACGAATGGCAGTTTATATCCGAAGATGAAATAAGCGATATGGACGAAACAATTGATACTGGTAAAGGAAAACTAGTAATAGGAAACGAAAGCATCATGTATATGATAGGATCTACTATAGATTATAAAAAAGATATAATAGGTGCTATGTTTGATATACAAAATCCTAACGCACAATCTAGTTGCGGATGCGGCGTTAGTGTAAATTTTGATATGGATAAAATCGGAGCATAATAATGGCAAGACAAGAAGTTAATATTGGTGTAGAGGGTAATGACGGCACCGGCGATAGTATTAGAGAGTCGTTTCGTAAAACCAACGAAAACTTCTCAGAACTATATGCAGTGTTCGGCCAAGGAGGTACAATTAGATTTACCTCACTTAGTGATACACCTAATGAACTAACGCCAAACACAATAGCATTAGTAAATGATGCAGGCACACAAGTACAACTTGCACAACTTGCTTCGAACTCTGCACTTGATGAAACAAAAACTGATACTATTACTTTTAGTTACGATGTTGCTGGCAAACTAATTATTTCAACAGCATTTACAGAATTAGCAGACGACCAAAGTCCAAGTTTAAATGCAAGTTTATATGCTAACAACAAAGGCATTGCTGGTGTTGCAATTACAACACAGGCAGCAGAAGACTTTTTAGCAGAACATGGTGTAGAAGTATCCATTGATGATCTTGTAATTAGTAAAGGTTATGCTGATAGACGCTACATTACTTCGGGACTACCAATTCGTATTGCTGAAGAGCCAAGTACTGTAACACAATATACATTGACTGTTAGTAGGTATATCAATAACCAAGTAGAGGTACCAAGTCATGGATATGATAGTGGTTTAAACGGAACGCCATATGTATTCCAAGCAGAAGATACAGATCCAACTAACTTAACCAGTGGCACAACATATTATATAAGATTCGTTGATGAAGATAACTTTACATTACACAGCACTCGGGAAGGTGCTGCTTCTGAGTCAAATTCAGAAGCACTAGCAACACAGATTCTAGTTAGTGGAACTATTGAAGAAAATGATATTCATACATTAACAGACGCTGCATATGACACACAACTGCAAGGTAACTTCTTAGATGATGTTGCATTACCTAGAAAAAGTATTGTAAGACGCCAAGGCGATGATATGACTGGTGCATTGTATTTGCACGACCATCCAGGCGAACTAGCAGGAGAAGGTGCTCCTAATGGTAAAGAAGATTTACAAGCAGCCACAAAATATTATGTAGATAACACTTCTTATTCATCACCTACAAACTTATTTGTTAGTACAGAAGGTGACGATCTAATGGCAGGTGTGCCAAGTGGTAAAGAAGGTACATCTTTTACTTACGCATACAGAACAATTAATGCTGCGGCTCAAAGAGCATATGAAATGGTCAAAACTGCAAAAGCAGAACCTGGTCCATATTTCCAAACTGTTACAAAAGATAACGGTGATGCTTTTGCTCCTGTTATTACAGCAGATGTTGATAGTCCAGTTTGGGAACAAACAAGATTTTTGATTGAACAAAACAGAGAATATGTAATCCAAGAACTAACAGGTTTCTTATCATTTACATACCCAACATTTACATACAACACAGAAACTTGTCAAAGAGATACAGGACTCATTCTTGATGCTGTTGCACTAGATATTAACAGAGGAACTAACGCTAACTTTTTAACACGTCAAGCAGCAGAAAGATACTACAGTAACTCAAGTGCTAGGAAAGCAATTACTTCTCAGCTTACTGAAACTGTAGCAGGATTTGAGTTTGTTAGAGACTTAGTTGAAGTAATATTAAGTAACGACCTGTATAGAGAAAAGTCTATTACAGATATAAGCAGAGCAGACAAAGGTGTTGTAACTACTAGTACAAATCACGACCTTGAAGACGGTAATATAGTTTATTTCAAAGATATAGGCGGCATGACCCAAATAGAAGGTGAAAAACTTTATGCAAAAGTTTTAACTGATCAAACATTTGAATTATTTACAGATGTAGATTTAATATCTCCTTATGATACAAGCACATACAATGGATATACTACTGGAGGTAGATTAGGTGTAGTTTATCAAATAGATGAGGATCAATACTTTGATGCAGCCGACAGTGATGCAATCGCAACATCAGCTGTTGTTGCTAAGTTTAACTTGTTAAATAATATTATTCAAAATGGCATAGATGCTGGTGCAGATACTGTTTATGGAAGCACTTACAAATTGGTGCTAGACAACGGTGCTGGAACTTATATTGACCAAGGCAATCCAGACAACACAGATGTATTGCCAGGTAAAGTTATTGTAGGTGTTAATTCAGGAGCTGTAGGTAGAGTGGTTAGCCTTACAACAAACGACGGTACTGAATCAAACAATGACACTGTACAAATGCATCTGTTAGAGGCAAAAGATTTTGAAGTAGGCGAGCCGGTTAAATATGGTAATTTTGTTAAGCAGAAACAAATTACAATCTTTATCGAGTCTGGTATTTACGAAGAAGATTATCCAATACGGTTAGCAAACAACGTTTCTATTAAGGGTGATGAATTTAGACGTGTAATTATTCGTCCAAAAGATCGTGTATCACAATCACCTACTACTGGTGTTTATTTCTTCCGAGACAAAGAATTTGATGATATTCCAGTAGCAACTGAAGGCGAACCTTTCTTCAACCAGAACAATGAACTGCAAGGTTACTTTGGATATCATTATCTTTCTACTCCTAGCCTACCTATTAATATTGGTAGTCCAATAACAAATCTAGGAGGTTATAGAGATGCTGCTCAAATCCTTGAAGACAACAAAGACTTTATAATTAAAGAAGTTACTGCTTGGATTGATGACAATCAGCCCAGTTTAACTTACGATGAAACAAAATGTCGTAGGGATATAGAATACATTTATCAAGCTGTAGCACTTGATATTGCATTAGGCACAAACTACAACGCAGTAACAGCAGGACTTGCATATCAAAGAGCAAATGCTGCCGATGTTCAAGGTGATCAGAAAGATGCAACCATTGCTTCTATTAGGTATGCAGGGTATTTGGCCGAAAACATTTTTGAAGTTGAATCAAACGACTTTGTAAAAACTCGAGTTAGAAATGCATTTAGAGAAGTTGTAGATATTTTAGATAACGGTGAAGTAAGCACTGATGATGCAGCTGACACACTAAAATTTGATACTCCTACTACATTACCTAGCACCCTTGCAGAAGAAGCAAAAGACCAGCTACAACAAAACAGAGATTTTGCTATAGCTGAAGTTACTCAATATATTGACGATAACTATCCAGCATTAACATATGATGTAGCAAAATGTGAAAGAGACGTAGGTTATATTG